TTACTGACATCCGTGACAGTATTGGTCAAAAACTTTCTGACACCCATGTCAGTATTGATCAAAAACTTTCTGACACTCATGACATTATTGATCAAAAAGTTTCAATTGGTCAAAAATCTTCTGACACCCATGTCAGTCCTATTCCTTATAGTAGTACTAAAGTAAAAGATAATAATATTAATAATACTAATGTAGTTAGTTCTACTGTTTCTGAAGAGCTCATTTTTCAACCAGGGCAAGAAAAGGCATCTCTTGAAAACTTTGAAGATGCTTTATCAAACTTCATGAAGAAAGCGACGGCGACGTATGATGAGAAATTGCAGTTCAAGTTTGAAAGCGTGATGTATTGCTATATGCGTTCTAGGGATCTTTCGAGTCAATCGGTTTCAGAAATGTTTGACAAGAACACTGTGAAAGGCAGCGCAAACAGGAAGCTTCTGCAAGAGAAGGTTGAGAAGTTTGTTGACAACTTTGATCTTGAGTATGCGATTTTTGGGATTACGGATTCTCAATGGCATACAGACACGATGCAGATAGCTTTGAAGAACGTACTTGATGCAGACAAGTTTCCTGGGTATGTCACGAAGGGTAAGACGCACCCTAACCTTCCTGATTACTTAAAGCTTAAAGCTGCCTCACACAGGTCGTTTGGCGATATTGATTTTGAATTGAGGGATGCGTGGTCGCTTTTGAAAAACATAAAGAAGCTCAGCCCAGAAAAGCATATTTACATTTCTGAGCTGCAAGAGAAGTACGACACATTGAAAGCTGAGTACGACAACCACCCTGACAAGCCAGAGGAACCAGTAAAAACTATTCAGCGCAGATCTGATCGGCCAAGAGGCCCGATTAACCAAGGAAGCCAAGCTTTTCGTGATATGCTTTCCAAGGCAACTAAGTCTATTGCCAGCAGAGAGCTTTCTAGCCCCGTGATGAGACACTAGGGTGGGGACCTATACCCTAGGCAGGGTCTTCTCAAAAGAGTCGCTTAGAAGGAAAAATAGGAAAGATTTAGATTGTACTCCGAGTGCTAGGTTGAGGGCTCGGAGTCCAGCTCATAAGCTTGCTGTTAGGCAAAAAGTTACCAAGTTGTTGATAACCCTTTGATAACATGAGCTTAGATAATTTTAACCCTAGTTTTAAACAGGCTTATGCACATTTTTTGTGTATAACTTTTTTAATATATTTGTTGACTTCTAGAACACAGTAGGTAATACTGTGCTTATAGGTAGGTGGCTGACATCTCTTTTTTCCAGTATGCATCCCTTGCTTGTTCGATTCGTGTTTTTTTTGTATCATAGAGATTGACTGCATCTACTACGCACATGGTATGCAGTCATAGCGGCTAACCTGTCCGCTTTCTTGTCCTGGCTGTTAGTTTCCTCTGCACAAGCGCTAGCAGCCAGTTCAATTTTTTCTTTTTCCTTTGAGATGGATTTTAAAAGTGCGATTTTTACTAAAATACAGCAGTTAAGTTTATATTGCCTGTGTTTCTTTTGTACAGTAAGGGAATTATATACAAAATGACAGCAACGAGATCATACACAAAACAGTCTGAACTAGAAGACTTATTTGCTTCACAGCTTGATCTATGTAAAACCGAAATGAAGATAATTATTAATTCGGACGTTGATGTGAAGCGAGAGTTTAAATTTTGCCCCACCAGAAGATTTCGATCTGATTTCTATTTGTCGGCTAACAATCTTTCTCTTTGCATAGAGATAGAGGGCGGTATTTGGACTAACGGAAGGCACGTTAGGCCGTCCGGATACATCAAAGACATGGAGAAATACAACATATGCTCAGCTATGGGTTATACTCTTTTTCGATTTAGCGGAAAAGACGTAAAGTCGGGGAAAGCAATAAACTTTCTTCTTGAACATTTAGAACATATATCATCGAGGTTTTTTCAATGAAGATAGTAAAGATTAAGTGCCCTAAATGCATGGCAAGAGGGACTAAAACGCCCACTGGGATTGTGCGCATTAACTCCATGATGACAGTTAAGTGCCCGGTATGTGAAGGGCGCAAAAGCGTTGCGGTCCTTATCAATGATGACGGGTCCCCTTATGACATTAGGCCTAAGGTTCCAAAGAAAGAGCCAGCTAAAGCTGCGGAAAAAAAGCCAGCAAAGCGTAAATATGCGAGCCGATCAAAAATAAAGGCTAAATGACCATGGCATCAGTTTTCACGCCAGAGAAAATGCATGAAGTGCTAGAGGCACTTGGAGAAGTAGAACAACTTTTCATTGAGGCATTCGTCACGTCAGGCGGTAACCTAGAACAAGCAGCAGCTGAGTCGAATATCTCCACAAAATGCGCTATGGGGCTTTTAAAAAAAGACGAAATCGCAGCCATGATAAACCAGCGGCTTGTTGATTTTACTTCTGATATGCGAAGGAGAAGCCACTTATCTTTTGTGAACAAGATAAACACAATTGAAAGCTTGATAGGCCGTGGGGTGAACGATTTAATGAACTCTAGCGCGCCAATACCAGGAAATATCACGGTCAAATTAATTGAGCATCACTCCCAGTTAATGCGTCACACCGGGCCGCAAACAATTATGATGGCTGACGCATCCCCAGAGCAAGAATCGATCGATCAAGGGATCTTAACTATTATTCAAGATATGGGAGAAAGTTTAACCGATGGCGAAGATACTTAATGACATTTCCCTAAGAAAGCCGACAAACGAAGAGCAGGCAATCTTACAGGCACATAGGGGAAAGAATAAGCGATTAACACTCAAGGAAGATCAACTTGATCCCGTGTCCAAAAAGTTAAGAACTAACTTTAATTTTTTTGTCCGCTTTATTTTTCAAGTAAAGTATAAGTTGCCATACGATGTCAGCGCTCTTCATACCACAACGGTAATACAAGAGTTTCAAGAGATGTTTCGGACCAATGGCAGGTCAACACCAAGGCTCATGATCAACTGCCCGCCTAGGTACGGCAAATCTGAGTTGTGTTGTATGTTCGTGGCGTGGTCGATGGCAAACAACCCAATGTCTCAATTCCTATTCATCTCTTACAGCCACAAGCTAGCAAAGTCTCAGACCCAAAAGATCAGAGAGATCATGATGCTTCCTGAGTACAGTCGGCTATTTCCTCACGTCAAAATTGCACAAGACACTTTTGCGAAAGACTGGTTTAAAACGACTCTGGGCGGTTCTGTATATAGCGCAGGATCTGGAGGATCGATCACTGGGTTCGGTGCAGGCATCAAACAAAGCAAAGTATTTGGCGGCGCTATTATCATTGACGACATCCATAAACCTGCAAGCATCACATCGGAAACAATCCGAGAAGAAGAGGTTAGGTGGTACGCCAACACGCTGCTCTCTAGGCTAAACGACAGGCACACGCCGGTTGTCTTTATCGGTCAGCGCTTGCATGAGGAGGATTTGCCTGGTGTAATCGATACTGTAGACACCGTTCCATACAAAAAGCTCATATTCTCTGCGATCACAAAATCTAATACAGCTTTATGGCCGGAAGCTCACACGATCGAGGAGCTGAGAACCATGCAAGAGGTCTACCCTGCTGTGTTTGCATCTCAATACATGCAAAACCCAGTAGACGACGCTGTCGGCATATTTAAACGCAAATGGTTTAGAGTTCTAAAGAAGCCACCAAAGATGCTCAAAACTTTCGTTGTCTGCGATACGGCTGAGACTTCAAAATCATACAATGATGCAACCGTGTTTTCATTCTTCGGAATCTACATGGAGAACAACGCGATCTGCCTGCATTGGATAGATACGCAAGAGATAAGGATAGAGCCAGCGGATTTGGAAGAATCTTTTAAGGAATTTTATACAGATTGCTTACAACATCCCGTAAAGCCGTGCATAATAGCTATAGAAAAGAAATCTACAGGAACCGGGCTGATCTCCTCACTACAGCGTCAGCCAGGATTTAGGATTCATGCTGTTGAACGATCACGAGCAAGCGGGTCGAAGGTTCAAAGAATGCTAGACGCACAGCCATACGTTGCCAGAAATCAAATCTCCATTTGCGAGCACGACAAGCATTTCGAATTGTGCATTGATCACATGTGTAAAATAAACGCTAAAAATACACATAGGCATGACGATATAGCGGACACGCTAGCGGACGCGATTAAGCTTGCGATTGCCAAACCAATAGCTGCTCTCTGCTCAGATTACACACGCACGAGAAATAATGCTACAATGCGAGCAGTATCAGACCTCAATCAAAGACTACGAAGGCGGAGCCTATGAAAAAATACAGCGCTAAAGGTTTGGAAGGACGTGTAGACAGCTGGACTTCTTTCTGGCAAGACAACGCAGAATCTTTCAAAGAAGATGTACACTTTTTAACTAAATCAAACCTGACGGATCAAGACAGAGAGGTTTGCGCAGCTCAAAACATTCCGCCAATGGAAAATAATTTATTAACCAGTTACGTTAGCCGCTTGCTAGGCGAGTTTTTTAAACAACAACCAAGCTTAAAGGTAGATTCCAACAAAGCGGATGCCGCACAAGTTCAACTGGTAGAAGCTTACCTTAGGAATATCTTATCAACGGCAGAAGCCAACCAAGAAGCTTACAAGGTCTACAGAGACCAGCTTCAAGGCGGGTTTTCATGCGTTAAGCTGTTCACCCAATGGAAAGACCAAGAATCTTTCAACCAATGCATAAAGTTTAAGCACATCAACCCTGTGTTTGCTGGCTTTGATCCTTCCGCCAAGCTTCCAACAAAACAAGACGGGAATTATTGCTTTCAGTTTGTCCAGAAAACGGCGCAAGCAATTAAGGACGATTACAAATACAACATTAAAGAGTCTGAAATTTCTAGCTTTTCTGAGTCAAGCTCTGGTTTTTGCTGGGCCGATTCTAACTATGACCTAGACAAGAGGAAATACACGGTCATTGATATGCACTGCAAGCGCTTTAAGTCGCATAAGCTTTATTACCTTTCTGATGGGCGAGTTGTGGACAAAGACCGGCTACAATGCATTATGGAGCCAGAAGATATCGAAGGCTTGATTAACATCTGCCCACCCCCGAAAGTGATTGATGAAAGAAAGGTGGTAACAGAGATTATCGACCGTGTTGTGTTTTGCAAAGACAAGATCTTGTACAAAGAAGAAACAAAACTAACAGGCTTACCGCTTATTTTTGTTGACGGAAATAGTTGCACGACTTTTAACACCGATGGGTGCGTTACGCAGAGAACGAAATCTTACATAAACGATGCGAAAGACGCACAAAGATTGCATAACTTTTGCTTACAGCATATTGCTAATGAAATGCAGAATATTAACCAATCTCAATTTATGGTTCCTGTTGAGGGGCTATCTGAGGACGTCGCAACAGATTGGACAGACCCAAGCACTAGCAAAGTTTTGCGATATGAAAGCAAAGATATGGACGGCAACCCTCTATCGCCACCACAGCCAGTGTCCAGGAATAACATACCACCACAATATGCGCAGATATTGAATCAAAGCCAAGAGAACATACAATCCGTTCTAGGGTCCTATAACGCCCAGATGGGTCTAACTAAGGGTTCACTAAGCGGCGTAGCTATCATGAACGCCACAACTCAAAATAACGCGGTTGCGTACCCATACATTGCTAACTTTCTTACAAGCTGGTGCAGGCTGGGCGAGCTTATCGCGGAGCTAATGCCAAAGCTTTATATTTTCCCTGATAGCATTCCAATTAAAACACCGGAAGGCGAGACAAAATATTTGAGGATTAACGAACAAGGGACACGAACACTTTCCTATAAGCCAAAAGACCTTAACGTATCAATCACAGCAGGTTCAAATTTTGAACTGCAAAGACAGCAAGCCATTGAGACAATCATGACGCTTGCCAAAACCAGTCCAACATTCCAGGGAATGCTTGAGCAAGGCGGTGGGTTGTCTGTCCTTATGGAGAATATCGAAATCAGAGGTGGCGACCAGCTTCAATCATTGCTTACAAAATACGTAGAACAGCAGAGGCGACAAGCTATGCTGGCTGGTCAGCAACAAAACCCTGAATTGCTTATCCAGCAACAAGAACTAAAATTACAACAAGAGAAGCTGGCAATTGAGCGAGAAAAGGTTGAATCAAATGCACAGCTTGCTGAGCAAAAGCTTCAAAATGAAGTTGTTGTACAAAACCAAAAAATGGAGATAGAGCTAGAAAGGCTCAAGCTGGAAGAAGCAAGGACAGTTTCGCATAGAATGCAAACTATGACCGACGCTCACGCAAAAGATAAAAACTCTGAAACTCAGTTAATAAAGGCACAGGTGGAGCAACAAGTGCACCATCAGGATGCTGTCTTAGAGCACAGAAAGCTTAACCAAAACCACCAGCAAATCATGCAAGACCAGGTAAAGCTTGAGCATGACGAAAGAGAGCTACAGCTGAGAGAGCAAAAGATCAACCTCGATCGAAAAGATCTTCTTCTTGATACGATCGAAACGCTAGATGACGGACTTGATAAACAGTAAGCAATCATTTAGTATACAAATAAGGCTGTTATGAGCCGTAATCATAATACGAAAGGGCGTATCCCTGTTTGACACGTGTGCTACACGGGAAAATAGTTAAGAGGTTTTTAATGGATAATGAAGAAATTTTGAGTTCAGAGAGTATAACTCCTGATGTTCTACAAGAAGCTGAAAAAATGGTGCCGCAATCTATGGTGAATAAACTAGTTGGCGAAGCAAGAAAAGCAGGAAGGGCTCAAGGGCTTTCATCTGTTAATCAAGCGCCTGCTGGTATGCATCTAGACGAAGATACTATAAACAGCATTGTACAAGATAAGGTTCAAAACCTTATGAGCAAACAGCAGGAGCAAGTGCAGAGCCAGATGTATGAACAAAAGTTCAATAATATAATCAGCAAGCTTGACGAAGAGATCAGCGGAGCAAAAGAATCAAAACCAGATTTTGAGGATAAATTGCAATCTGTAGACTTCTTTAAAAGCAGCCCTGAATTGTATTTACACCTGGATGAAGCCCCCAACAAAGCTGAGGTTTTGTACCACCTTGCTGAGAACCCCGACAAAGCATTGCAGATTATTACTGCAATAAAGGGCGGACACGGCAAATTAGCACAGAGCACTTTGAACAACTTGGGCAAAAGACTGGAGCAAAATGAATCAGGAGGCGAGAAGATCGCCAAACCATTAGAAGAAGTTAATGGCGATAACAGTTCTACAGAGCAAAGCTTTGCTGACTATTATCGAAATAAATATCATCCAAGTTAAACAGGAGGCCTATTATGGCTAACGCTTTAATTGCAGTAGAAGCAATCGCAAACTCTGGTTTGCAAGTTCTACAAAGACACGACCCCTTCTTAATGCTTTCTAATAAGAAGTTCCAAAACTTTTCTACAACTGTAGCAGGTGTTGAAGGCACAACAGTGCGCTATCAATTGCCACCAAAAATTAACGTTGCATCAAACCAAGGTTTAGGAAACGTAAGTTTTGATGCTTTCAGCCAACGAGTTCAGTCTATTGTTTGTGATCAAACAGAAGTAGCTGCGTATGCATTTTCATCTGAAGATCTCGCGCTTTTCTCTCGTGCAACAAACAGAGCAGCAGCTATTGAATTAGCAGATCGCATGACTGGTTTTGGAATTGCTGACAGCGCTTTTTCTAGTATCGCTCAAAAAATGAGCTTTAATTTAGCGCAAAGATACACAGAATCTTCTTATCGCTTCTACGGTGATGGCTTAACAGCAATTAATTCACAGCTGCAAATTGCCGAAGCGGTTAACAGCATGAAAGATTTCGGTGTCGGCGGCGGCGGCGAGTTCAAGTGTGTATTGCCTCTTACTGATTCTGCGCCGATTGTTAACTCAATGCTCAGCCAGTTTGTTACGCGTCGAAATGATGACCGAGCTTATGATTGGGAACTTGGTAAGTTTAACAACACCAATTTCTACAACAGCGCTATGATTCCTATTCATTACTCAGGTGACACTGGTACAGGTGGACATATTGGAACAATTCAATCAGTTACACCAAGTATCGACCCTTTTACTGATGAAGAATTCTCTACAGTCGAAATTTACTGGTCAACAGCACCGCAAAATGACGCTAATGGTGTTCGACCAGGTGATTTGTTCCAGGTTCTTGATGAGCCAGGTATAGCGAATGCACGATTCTTAAACACAGCAGGTCATACAGAAACAAATCAACCTGTTCAGTTTGCATCTCAAGGTGGTCATTCAACAGCTGCCGGCATAACAACCATTAAAACTAAAAATCTATTGTTACATGATGCAACAAATCTATCACCATTCAGAAATCTAAACCGTGATCTGGTCGGCATGACTGTAAAAGGCTTACCAAACCACAGACGTGGCTTGATCTGGAACAATGACGCTTTGTATATGGCTATGCCTAAGCTTGGCGATCTTGGCCCAGGAGCTCAAACAGCAGTAGCTACTGACTCTATGAGCGGCGCTTCTATTCGATGTGCTTATGGTACGATCTTAGCTGAGCAACAAGTAGGTTACATTTTGTCTAGCCTATACGGTATTGGCGCGGCTCGAGATTACCTGACCGCTGTTATTTTCCCAGTTTAATAGGGAAAAATTATAAAGGAGCTGGCTAATGAATGCAGTTGATATTATCTCTCAAGCCTACTATCTAGCAAACGTAGTATCTAGGGAGTTTGAGACTGTAAGCGCTAGCCAGCTTTCTGATGGGCTTACGGCGTTAAATGATATTCTTTCTGAGAAAGGGGCTACAGGAAACTTGATCCCTTATTACAAGAAAGACACTTTCAATATGACAATGGGTCAAGCTACTTATGATATTCCTGGCTTAATCACAGCACAGACAATAACATTTTTGGTGGGGACCGTAAGGTACCCCATCACCATAAGAGGCAACCAATCATTTTTTGGATCTGTCCGACCAGAAGGCATCTCATCTTTGCCACTCACTGGAAACTTACAAAGAATTGTAGGTGGGACACGTCTCCATGTTTACTTTTTACCAATAGAAGATTATCGCGTAGAGGTTTACGGCAAGTTTTATTTAGATCAAATCGAAACACCACAACAAGAAATGAACGATTTAGACAGATTCTACTTGTCGTATCTTAAATACGAGCTCTGCCAAAGGCTCTGTGACTTATTTGGCAAAGAATTCACACAAGCTAAAATGGCGACGCTTGTAAGACTTAGGCGGCAAATGGCAAGAATATCACCTCCTGATAATTCTGTGAGACCTAACAACGCTTTAAATAATAATACAGTAGATCCTCAAGGGGTCGTGTTCAGATACTGGGGCGCAGGATAGTGGGTGCTCAACGGATCATCCCTCTTGATCTTGTTGGCTCTTCAAAGTTTGAGCGCTACTCAAGAATATCAAGCGAGGACACGTTTAATCTCTACGAGTCAGGTGGAGCTCTAGTTAATCAAGCAGGCTACCAAGCTGTTTTGCGGATAGAATCTCAATCAGTTGGCAGGGCAACCTATTATTCACCTAAGCTCGGAGAGATAATCTGCGTCGTTGGGCTTAGCGTCTATCTGGTCAACCCAAACTTATCTAGAGTTTTAGTTGGTCAATTGGAGAACCCCACTGGGACGTGTTCAATAGCCGAGAATAACAATGATGAGATAGCCATTTGCGACGGCATTAATATTTTTGTTTTAAATTATGACGCTGACACTTTTACTAAAGCACCGATAGACTTTAATGCTGGCTACGTTTCTTTTCACGATGGCTATTTTGTTGCGTCGGTTACCGCTACCAATAGATGGCGACTAAGCTCGATCAATGACGGGTTGAGTTGGCCGTTGACGCCAAATACTGACGGCGTCATGCAATCTTCAGCAGATACTTGCCAAGCAGTTGTTCGATTCCAAAACAGCCTGTATGTTTTCGGGACAAACATTACTGAAGTATGGCGAGACGCTGGGAATCCAGTATTTCCGTATAGCCGTGACAACAACATGCTTATCGAATACGGCTGCCTAAACACTGAGACAATAGCGCAAGGCTTCGGATTAATGTGCTGGCTTGGTTTTAATAACGTCTCTGGTCCGTCTATTATGGTATCAAATGGAGGACCACCAGAGAGGATATCAACAGACGGGATCACCTACCTTCTGGATACGCTGAAAAACCCTTCAGATTCATTTGCGACAATTAGAGAGGAAGACGGTCACATCTTGTATGCGATTTCTTTTGTATCTGATAACCTATCTTTTCTGTATGACTTCACCACAAAAGCTTTCTTCTCCACAACAGATCATAATATGAATTACCTGCCTATTAGGTCGGTTGTACGATTTGAAAACACCCACTGGTTTTTGTCAAAAAACAATGGGATGCTGTACGAGCTTTCAACAACAATCCCTTATATGTCCGATCTTGTTGATGGCCCGCAGTTTACCGTGCCTAGGATCAGGATCACAAAACCATACAGGCAGCCAAACGGACAGCCTTTTGCGATCAACGAATTGAATATCACCCTTGACCAAGGAACAGATAACCAAAATAGCTATTATTTTAATGGCCAAAAAAACGAACAGATTACTGGAACTGTTCAATTGTCTTTTTCAAAAGATGGCGGGCATACTTATAGCGACCCCGTTGATCATAGGCTTAACGAAGTTGGCAACAGGAAAAGCCGAGTTCAATTTCATAGGCTAGGTTGGGCTAATGATATCTGTTTTCAGGTTAGGTATAATTCATCATCAAGATGTGCGATAATTGGTGGAACAATAACTATTGAGGACTAGCTTTATGCCTTTAAGAGTTCCATCTGTGCCTATGACCGCCATTGTTCGAGGCAAATTAAATGAAATGGCGCCTACATGGCTTACTTTTTTTAGCACTTTGGTGGGCGTATTCCATGAGCGGCCACCTGGCGGGTTCTTAGAACTTAGCACTAGCGAAATCGGACAACTGAATTTAACACAAAGCTTAAATGGGCTTATAATAAACAACACGGATACCGACGAGCTTTTTATAGTTTTAAACGCTCAACTCAAGCAGATACAATTAATTTGAGGGATTAAAAATGCCATCCATGACAGACGTGCTTTCTAACTCATCACAATTTACGCCTGAGGGCGATATCGAAAAAGTAAAAGGCTACCTTACAAAGTACCTTGGCCCTTACGCGGACCAAGGACCAGATCTATTTAAAAAAATGCAAAGCATGTACGGTGGACTTACTGATGACCCTAGTGGAACGCTACAAAAAATTGGAGCAGGATATCAGCAAGATCCTGGTTACCAAGCTGCACTTCAGCAAAGCCTCCAGGCGGCCAACCAAGCGGCTGCTGCTGGCGGTTTTTCAGGGTCTGGGCAATCCCAGCAGATGGCAGCAAACATCGCTCAGCAAGCAGCTAGTAAAGATTATGGCAACTATATGCAGCGGGCCTTAGGACTGTACGGAACTGGGTTGCAAGGTCAAGCAGGTCTTGAAGGTCAAACTTTTGGAGCTAGCGAAGACATGGCGTCTGGCTTGTCATCTTACGCAACGTCTCTAGCAAACTTAAAGCAAGCACAAGCAGAATCTGCTGCTAAGCAAAAATCCGGCATGTGGGGCACGCTTGGCGGACTTGCAGGCACAGCATTAAGTTTCTTATAGGGGTATAAAATGGCTATAAACATTCCAGTTTTCCAAGCTAGACCAATTGATGAGCCTGGTATTGGTGATTTTTTAAACCCATTAATGCAAGCAGTTAGACAAAAACAACAGAGTGATGCTTCTGAAAGCCGTTTTGCTAGAGAATTACAGCTTAAGCATGACCAGCTTGCCGAGCAGCAAAAATACCATCAAGATCAACTCGAAGGTATCAACAAATATAGGACTGCAATGATAGCAGCTCAAATCGCTGCTGCGAAAGCTAAACAGGAAGCAGGCCCTGCACTGTCAAGGACTCAACAATCCGCGCTAATAAAAGCCAAGCAGATTGCTGCTGGTGCTAAAGAAACGGGACGATACTCTCAAAACCTTGTTAATTTTATTAAAAGCCCAGAGGCTAAAGTATTATTTAACAGTGGGGTACAAGCAGCCACCAGCGGGATTCCTATAGTTGGCCCGCTTGAAAGAGCTTTAACCCGTGGCAATAAATTTAATTTGGCAAGAAATAAGTTTGAATCA